AGTCCGTAGAGAAAATGGAAGAGACTCAAGAGATGAATATGACCAATAAAGTAAACATTGAGTTTTTAAGAGTACAATTAGATAAGGCTCTGGCTGATATTGAGACGCTGAAAGATAAGGTAAGACAAAATGGCAATGGGACGAATCACTAAAAAAATTTTAGATTACATATCTCACATAAAAAAAGAAGCTAAACAAATGAGTTATGTAAAAAATTTAAAAAAAGAAGTAGAAACTGGCAAACATGGCACACAAAAATATGTTATTAAGGAAGGTGAAAACAAAGGTAAAATAGTATGACAGAGATGGTGGTAGCCCTGCTTATGATAATCAATGGAGAGATTAAGGAAGCAAGAATACAAACATCAATGTCTGAGTGCCTTAAAGGTTCACGTATTGCTAAAAGAAGTTTAAAACTTAATAGTAATGTCAAATACCAGTGCATACGGTCAAAGGCAGAGCTTGAGTTAAACATAGACGGCAGTAAATCTATTAAAAAGTTAATATTATCTAACTAAGGAGTTATATGGCGATAAGTCTTAATGACTGGATAGAACCAAATAAAGACGAAGAAATCAAAGAATTAAAAGAAGAGATTAGAAAACTAAAAGAAGAAAAAGACGAATTAGAACGACAAATTAAAAATCAACATGAGTTTAGGCTCATGGAATATCACACCCCTTAATCATGGCTAGAATAAATTTCAAAGAAATTACAATTAGAGAAAAACCTAAGAAGAGAAAAGGAAGACATGCAAAAAGACCAAACAAATCATTCAGCAGAAAAAAGTACAGAGGACAAGGTCGTTAATATTGATGATATTGTTAAAGAATTACCAGAATTATTGGTCAAACACGCATATACAAAATTAAAATCAGGAGAAGAGCTAACTGCTTCAGAAATGAAGGTATGTTTAGAGGTCTGTAAAACTTATAGTACAGATAATCTTAATAAGAAACCTGAGAACATTTTAGATAGTGTACCGTTTGATACAGATGGATAAACGAATAAAGAATTTTAAAAATTTTTTGTATTTGTGTTGGAAACACTTAAATTTACCAGAACCAACACCTATACAGTACGATATAGCTGATTATTTACAGTCAGATGACAAGAGATTAGTTATAGAAGCCTTTAGAGGTGTAGGTAAATCATGGATTACTTCAGCATTTGTCTGTCACCAACTTCTATTAAATCCTCAACGTAACATATTAGTTGTATCTGCATCTAAAAGTAGGGCTGATGATTTCAGTACATTTACACAGCGTTTAATCGCTGAGATGCCAATATTAAAACATCTAGTACCTAAAGACAACCAAAGACATTCTAAGGTTAGCTTTGACGTAGCACCTGCGTTAGCATCACATGCACCAAGTGTTAAGTCTATGGGTATTACAGGTCAACTTACAGGTTCACGTGCAGACTTAATTATTGCTGATGACGTAGAGTCAGCTAATAACTCACAGACACAACTTATGCGTGATAGACTAAGTGAGACCGTAAAAGAATTTGATGCTATTATAAAACCAGAAGTAGGACGTATTATATTTCTAGGTACACCACAGACAGAGATGTCTTTGTATAATAG